TGAACTTGATGTCCTTTCCGTTGCGGGCATAGGCGATCAGGCCCGGCTCGAACTGCTCGATCCGATGGCCTTCGGCGTCCTCGACTGAAGGCGCGATGCCCTGGTCCGCTTCCTCGGCCCCGAATACGATGCCGACGAGGCAGGCTTCCGTCTTCTTTCGGACCAGCTCGGCGGTCTGCCAATCGTCCAGATCACGGATGTGCCGCATGGCGGGCGTGCCCCATGGGACGCCGCGGGACTGGACGCGCTGGCGCTCGAAGAGGTGTGCCACGCGCTCAGCCGGGATCCGGATTGACTCGAAGCGCCGACCGAACACGGTGACCGTGCCGCCTGGGTGATCCGGGAACAGCCAATAGCCGGAGCGCCGACCGTTGCGGTCAAACTCAATCCCCTGGTCGATGCGCACGCCATCCGGACGGTTGTCCATGCGCGCGGCGTCCAGATGATCGGCCTCCCTCAGTTCGATCTGAAGCGGCACCAAGCCCGGCCCGCGTCTGTTCGTCGGACGGGCAAGCGCAAACACCTCGCCACCCTCGATCATTTCGCGCACAGCGAGGTTCAGCAAGCCGTGAAAGTCGGTGTGGCCGTGGCGGTCGCAGTTGCGCGACCAATTCTTCCACAGCGCATCGACGCGCTCGTTCAGCGCCGGGTCACTGGTGGCGGCGCGTGGCCGGATTCCGGTGCCGACGATGTTGTTGACCAAAACCTGCACAGCCTGGGCGGCCATGGGGTTGTTGCGGACCAGATCGCGCATTCGGTCGCGCAGGATAGGCCCAGCGCCCGCGATTTCCTTGTCGGCGGAGTTGCCAGTGGCCCGCCAGCCGTCCGTCCCGCGCCCCTTGGATGCGGATTCGTAGCCGCGTTTCCGCTCGATCGCGTCACGAGCATAGAGCCGTCGCAGCGCCGCTTCGGGCGAAAACACTGCGACGGCTCTGTCGATCAAGCCATAACGCAAGGGAGGAGGAATGCGCTTGGCCATCAGGACCTCCGGAAGCTGGCAAATCCAGCGATTGGCAGTTTCTTTCCAGTCTGAGACGCGAGATCAGCCTCGATCGTGGCGATGATCTGCCTCATCTCGTTCAGGGACCGGTACTTCGTGGTTTTCCCGTCGTAGCTGACCTCGGTGACGCCGGAGGCGTAGGCCCGCTTGATCGCGTCGAGTTGTGCCTGCGTGAATCCAGCCATTTCAGAACCATTTCCTGCCCCGCGAGCCCATCCATTCGGACGAGCGGCGCGGCTGCTGCTTCGTTGATGGCCGGTTCGGAACGCCTGCTGTTGCAGCGATATCCACCCGGCCGGTGTTAATCTGTTCTTCGAGCTGTTCCCAGCGTCGATCGTCCCAGCGGTCGAGCCCCATCAGCCAAGCGGAGGCGCGCGCGTAGACGCGACAGTCCAGCGCCTCGTTGCGGTCCCGCGTCTTCTGCCACTCAAGCTTCTGAAAGCCCTGCCGGGTCTTGATGGTCATCAGCTGCTCGGCGGTCAGCTGCTTCATCCATTCGGCGGGCGTTCCCTTCGGGATGTGGATATAACCGGTCGGCCACTCCGATCCCGCGGCAATGTCCTCTTCAGTCGGCGCGTTCAGGCGCAGGAAGCGATAGGTCTCGCTCTTGAAGACCGCGCCTGCGACCTTCCAAAGTTGAACACCGCGCCGGAGTTTGCGGCCACCTTCGGTCGTCTCGACATAGGTCGGTCCGTCAACTGGCGTCGATCGGTCAAAGCCCGCCACGCCCTTGACCGCGATCACCTGGCCGCGCCCGACCGAGCGCACCCAAGAATAGACCGCGTCAGTCGTCACGCCGTCACCGGAGTCGATCGCCATTCGGGCCAGCGCCATGTTCGCGCCGCCCTCGTGCGGCCAGGTTGTGTTCAAAAACTCCGTCAGCTTTGCCCAGATTTCAGGCCGCGCCGTGTCGCCCTCGATAACGATGTGATCGACCAACCAAGAGCGCAGGTTCCGGCCCCAGCCCCAAACGTCGATCTCGATGCGGTCGCGCTGCACGTCCGCACCGCCTGTGAGAACCAGCACGCCTTCCGGTGCCATGCCAAGCTGCCAGTCCTCGCGGCGATCATAGAGCCGCTGCCAGTCAGGCGCTTCGCCTTTTTCCTGCCAAGTCTCGCCGAGAACTGTGTTCTTCAGCGTCTTCATAGCGGCATCATTGCCCACCGCCTGCTCCCATCCTCGAGCGATTTCTTCCCACGATAGCCAGCCAAGCGGCGAATAAAGCCCGCTGATATGGTATCCGACCACCCCGGCCGCCTTCGCGTTGGCGATCGTTTCCGCGTCAGCCGTTGGCATCCAACATGCTCCGCAGGCCTCGTCCATCATCGCGGTCTTGTGCCGCTCCGCGATGGGCTCTTCGCAGTGTTCGCAGATGTAGCGCGCCGTTTCCGGCTGGCCCTTCTCCCAGCGGAGGCGCTCGAACTGCAGCCATTGCATGCCACCACAATGCGGGCAGGGCACGTGGTAACGCTGCTGATCGCTCATTTCGTACTCCCGCTCGATCCGCGACAGGCCCTTTATCGTGGGCGTCGAGGCGAGGAACACCTTGCTCCTATGTCCAAAACTGATGGTGCGCGCTTCCGCGAGTGCGATCGGATCGCCTTCCCCGTCGAGGTCGCCCGGATAGGCGTCCACCTCGTCCAGGAACACCCAGCGCGCGGGCATCGAGCGCAGACCGACCGCACTGTTAGCGCCAGTCAGGATCAGCTGCCCGCCCGGGAACCGCTTTCCGAGGATCGTGTTCCCGCTGTCCCGTGACCGCGAGGGCATCACCAGCGCCCGCAGCTCCGGGCTTTCCTCGATCAGCGGGTCGATCCGCTGCTGCGACAGGCGCTTTGCCAGATCGACCGTTGGCTGCACCGCGAGGAATGGGCCCGGTGCCCGATGCATCGCGAAGCCGATCCAGTTGTTTCCCGCCTCGGTCGCCCCGACCTGCGCCGCCTTCATGAACACCACACGCTGCGCCGGGCTCGATGGCGAAAGCGCGTCCATGATCGCTCGCATGAACGGTGTCCGCGCCGTCCTGTAGGGACCGGCCTCGGATGCCGCCCGCGAGGACAGGATGCGGTGCCGATCGGCCCACTCCGACACCGTCAGCGTTGGATCCGGAGCAAGTCCGGCCAACCATGAGCGCCGGATTTCTTCCGCGCCGTCGAAATCAGCGAAGCTCAAGCTTCACCTCCGCCATATCGGCCAGATGTTTGCGCAGGTATTTATCCAACACCTGCTCCATTTTGTGCGCATCAACGCCGAGCTCGGCCGCCATATTTGCGGCCACGCGGGGCGGCCAGTTCTGCCAGGCGTCCCGCTCTCGCCGCGCAAGGTCGAAAACCACCGCTGTGGTGCGCGCTCGGTCGACCAGTTCGCCCTTCATCTTGGCCAGCTTGACCTTGGCGGTCTGGGCCTTGAGCACCTCGTTGGCCATCCGCGCGCGGAGGAACGACACTTCACCGCCGCCCGCTGTCGGCTCTGGATCAGCGCCAGCTTCGCGTAAAGTGTCGCTGACCGAATCGATCGCAGATCTTGGCACTGCCTTGGTCGTCGCGCGCGCAGTGCCCGCTGCTGTCGTCGTGCCCAGCGCCTTGGCGTTTGGCCCGCGTTGCTTCGCCGGGTCCGTCTGAGCGTCCCACTGCTTGTCTGCGTTTGCCGGGTTGATGGTGCCGTCAGCTTCGAGTGAAATGCGTCCGGTCGCGATGGCCTTGCCCACCGCAGTGTGGCTGACACCCCGGTGCGCGGCGTATTGCCGACGCGACATTCCCATTCCCACTGACTCCCGTTGGACGATCCCCTTTTAGTTGGAGTTTCTGCTTATAAAGCAATGTTATTGCTGCGATTTCTCTACACTGTAAGCGCCTGCAGGGCGATGGTGATTACACAGAGCGACGCACACCGCGACGCACCACCCACGGAGACAAGACCATGACAATCGAATGCACCATCCGCTTCAAGACCTACAGCCGCGAGACCGTTGAGCGCGCCCTCGGCAGCATCCTCCTGACCGCCGAAGCCGAGACCGCACAAGGGCTGAGCGGCGGGTTCTTCTTCAAGACCGACCGCAGCCCGACAGCGATCCTTGCTGCCTTCGAGGAGGACGGCTTCGAATTCGCCGACTTCGAGAACATCGAATTCCGCAAGCTTTGACACCAGAACGCCCCGACACATCGTCGGGGTGCCTGCTTATAAAGCAATGATATTGCTTCGATTTCTCTACA